TCCAGCGGTCCCGCCGCGCTGCCGTCCATCGCCCGTGCTTGGGCAACTGATGCACAAGAGCTTGCACAAGCTGATAGTCAGGCGCCTGGTCACCCCGCGAGTCGTCCAACGGCGGCACTGACTGCTCGTGCACGGCATTCCCGGGCCGAGCGCCAGCGGATGGGCGTTTGCTATCAAGCGGCCTTCTCGTGCGCGGGCGCCGCTCGTTTGGAGCACCAGGAATCAACCCGGCCTCGCGGCAAAGCCCAAGAAACAAGGAAATCATGCGCGCCCGTTGCGCCTCGGGTTGATAGCACCGGAAAGCGTCGAAAATCTGGAGCTCTGTGGCCTCTGACGGATTTACAATAGTGAACACCGGGGTATAAGCGGCCTCCACGATGCTGCCTAGGACCGCCGGGTACTCCACAGCGGCCACACGCCCCAACCGCGTGAAGGCTTCCGTTCGACGTCCGTCTTCGTCGATTAAGCCGAGGAAACGCAGTGCCTGTAACGTGCGCCCAATATTGCCATCCGGGATGCCCAGCCGAGCGAGCTCTTGCGGCGAGAGGATGTCCGGCAGCCCGCGGTCGCGTAGACGCCGAATGACAGTCAGTACATTGCTCAACGGAGCGTACGGCGCCGGAATGCTGACATGTGGGCTTGCCATAACCGCACTCCTTCAGTGCCGTGCCGGCGTAACAAGTCCAGTATACGGACACTGGAGCGCCGACGCAAGGTCTGGTGACTTTGTTACGCGCCTTGGGCGGCTCGCCGGAAGTTGGCGAGAATACGGGTGAGCGCCCAGTAATAGGGCTGGAGGGTGATACCATGATGGACCCCGTGCTCACGCCGATACAGGGAGGTTGGGCCGCACTGCACGATGTGCCGGGTGACCGTTGGGCTGTGCACGCCCCGACCAAAGAGGCGGCCCTGCGGAAGTTTGAGGAAACCAAGCGGCGGTATCGTGAGATCGATACGGAGGCGGAGCTGCCGCGCATACGTTCGGACGCCGGGGAGTAGTTAGGATGCCCCGCAAGGCCACCCCACGCGGTAAGTTGAGCCTCAAGCCACTTCAGTTCGAAGAAGCCCTTGAAGGCTTGCTCCGTACCGAGCCGCCGCCGAAGAAGGCGCCCCCGAAGGAGCGCCCGCCCCGCAAGAAGCGCCAGGCGCCTACCGATTAATCCGCGCGGTTCGCATCCATCCTCAGGTTAACCTGCCCCATATGGGTGCGTCAAGTGCATAATCGCGAGCACGGTCAACGTGAACTGTTTGAGGATTGGACGGAGGAATGCACTGGCTTGTGTGGAGTCTAGCGGACTTCTGGCAGGTGACCGGCGACACGGAGGAGGGGACGATGGGTAACACCCGTACCGGTCCCGTGGTGCGTCTGGAGTTTCAGCCCCGCGACTGCTGGATCGGCGTGTTCTGGAAGCGTTCCGAGGCGGGGCGTGAGTCACTGACCCCGGGGCGCGTCGTCAGCAGCGTGCGCGTCGTGATGCAGACCGATGTATGGATATGCCTGGTGCCCATGCTGCCGCTGCACATCCAGTGGTGGCATGTTGAGACGCGGGTGGTGGGGAGGTGAGGCGATGACTGAGTGGGAAGCGGGGCTAGACCTCGACGCCGCCATCGCGCGACGGGTATTCGGGGCGCCGGAGCGGACGCCCAACGCCTGGGGCTATCTGGAGCATGGGCGCCAGCATGTTACCAAGCGCCCACGTCCGCTCTATCCGCCGTATAGCACCGACATGGCTGCAGCCTGGCGGGTCGTGGAGCATTTCGCGGCGGACGGCTGGAACATCAGCCTGGGCAAGGGCCACGGCACAGCGGAGTGGTTCGCCAATCTATACCATCCCGACGATCACCCGAACGACTACGAGGCCGACGCGGATACCATGCCGCTCGCCATCTGCCGCGCGGCGTTAGCGGCGCTAGGTCACGCGGAGGGGCAGGATGGCTGAACCGGTGCTGACCATCCATGAGGCATACGCGCCGCACGCGGAGGTGGATGCGCTGGTAGCGCGGATGACGGCCGACGGGTGGGAGCTGGTCGCTACCGAGCCGCGGGCGTTCGGGAAGGGCTTGCTCTGTACGTTCGTGCGGGTGGAGCGGCAGGAGGCACAGGGCAATGCTTGAGGACGTGGCGGCGCGACTGGCGGCGATTCAGGCGCGGGCGGACGCGGCGACGCCGGGGCCGTGGACGTATGCGCCGGGCCGCGATCCGCACAGTGCGGATCCGTATGCCCGGGAAGGCGACTTGTATGGACCGTCTTATGTGCCGATCCCCGATTCGGGCGCCTTTGAGCCGGCGGATATGGAGTTCGTCGCCCACGCCCGCGAGGACATCCCATACCTCCTCGCCCTCGTCGCCGAGCAGCAGGCTGAGATTATGATGTTGAGACGGCAGGTGTGGCGGGAAGATACGGATTCAAGCGCGCTGACGTTCCCGCAGCAGGAGACGCGCGATGGCTGAAGATATCGCGGCGCGGCTGGAACAGATTCGGGCGCGGCACCAGTGCATTCCCCGCCACACGCAAACCATCCAGTGCTTCTTCACCGGCGAGCGCACTCCGTGGCCGCCGGAGGATGCGTGTGGGCGGTGTGAGCAGCCGTGGCCGTGCGACGCAGGGGTGCTGCTTGCCCGCGTCGCCCAGCAGCAGGGCGAGCTGGCGGCGCTGCGGGAGGTCGTGGCAGCAGCTATTCGTTGGAGGGATGCCCGAGTGGCCGATGTCACCTATCGCAGTCAGCGCGTCCATGCTCTCGACAGCGCCGAGGCATATAGTGAGCGGGAACGGCTACGGGCGCAGCGGGATGCGGCGCATGATGCGTTCTGGCGCTTGGTCGCCGCGCTGGAGGTACCTGATGCGTGACGCGATTCCCGGTCCGCCCTCCCCACCGCGGTGCCCCGAATGCGGGCGTGGGCCGGACACGGCAGGTGGCCGGCATCGCCCCGGTTGCTCGCGGATTCCGCCCCCGCCGCAGTGTGCCGCCGGGCATCCGTTGGCGTTCAACTTCGTGCATTACCGTGGGCAGCCCTGGTGTTGGGCGTGCGCGTTGCAGGCATGGGAGGCGGAGCGCGAGGCGCTAGAGCGGGTGGTGGCGGCGGCGCGGTACAAGCAGCGCACCTGGGAAGCCCTCGGCCAGTGTCTCGACGAATTTGGGCCGTCAGGCTGTGATGAATGCGTGCAGGCCGATGATACGGCCCAGGTCGCGCTCAATACCGCGCTCGCCGCCCTGGAGGCCCCCGATGCGCTGGACGCATGATCGGGACGGCGGCCTGCTCGCCTGGGGGCCGTTGGTGGTGCATCTGTACTGGGGTGACCATCTCGGTCTGTGGCTGGCCTGGGACCGGCACTACCGGGACGCGGCGCGGCTGACGCACCTGCGGCGGCTGGCCTGGCGGCTGGAGCGGTCCGATGTCGCGCGGTGAGAGCGGTTGGGCGCGGGCGCGCGAGCGGGCGCGGCGCAACGCCCCGGGCGTGGTCTGGCCGCCCCCCGAGCTGTGGATCGACCCGGCCACGCCGAGCCACTACGCGGTCTGGTGGCGCGATGCCTGGTGGCAGGTGGGCGCGACGCCTGACGCCTGGTGCGCCCGAAGGCGGCGGGCCGCGCCCACGGCCGGCCGCCGCTGCCATCCCGACGCCGAGGCGCGGCTGCTGCGATTCTTCGGGGTGCCCGATGCGCGCTGACGCCCACTGGCTCGCGCTGCTGGTGCTCGGGCTGCCGCGGCACGTGCTGTTCTGCTGGCTCGTGCTCGGCTGGCCCGTGGGCCGCGCGCTCCGCTGGCAGCTTGCCCAGCACGCCATGATGGGGCGCTGGGCCTGGCGGGAGGCTCGGCGGTGAGCGTCGAGGCGCCGCCCGCGGCGGGCCAGCCCTGGTGCTGCGGCGCCTGTGGCCTGCTGCTCGGCCATCTGGAGCCACATGAGCTGCGCGTGCATCCGCGCTGGGTCCGGCGGGTGCGCTACGACAACCGCACCCTCCGCCTCACGGTGACCTGCAAGTGCGGCGTGCCACGCTCGTGGCGGCCAGCCGAGCGGCTGCGGCGTATGCTACGATGTTCGGGATAGCCGCGGACTGCTGTGACCGCCCCGCGCTATGCCTTCGGGCATGGTGACGGGGCGGTGGTATTGGTTGATCACGCGTGAGACCAACTGAGACCGCGAAACCGCTGTCCAAACGGGAAGAAGCCGCCGCGCTGCTCGTCGCTCAGGATGCGTTGCCCGATGTGGCGATCGCGGCGCGCTGCAAGATCGGCAAGGCCACGCTCGAGCGCTGGAAGCAGCGGCCCGCGTTCCAGGCGCGCGTGGCCGAGCACCGCGCGCTCTGGCGCGAGCAGCTACGCGCGCAAGGCCTCCTGGAGCAGCAGAACCGGCTCGCGGCGCTCAACGACCGTTGGACCCGCCTGCAGCAGGTGATCACGGAGCGCGCGGCGAGCCCTGAGATGCAGAGCGTCCCGGGCGGGACGACCGGCCTGCTGGTGCGGCAGGTCAAGTCGATCGGCTTCGGGGAAAACAATCAGCTCGTCGAGGAGTTCGCGGTGGACACGCCCCTGCTCAAGGAGTTGCGGGAGCATGAGAAACAGGCCGCCCAGGAGCTCGGCGAGTGGACCGAGAAGCGCGAGCTGGGCGGCCAGGTCCTGATCCGCGGCTATGGCAACGTGCCGATCGACCAGGTGTAAGCGATGGCCGGCGCCGCCCTGCCGCCCGTCGCACACCGCAAGGACTATGCACCCGAAGGGGCGGCGCTCCAGCTGTTCGTCCGCCACGACGTGGAAGTGCTGCTCGCCGGTCCCGCGGGCACGGGGAAGAGTCGGGCCTGTCTCGAAAAGCTCCACCTGTGCGCCACCAAGTACCCGGGCATGCGCGGCGTGATCTTGCGCAAGACGCTGGAATCGCTCACCGCCTCAGGGCTCACCACCTTCGAGCAGCAGGTGTTGCATCCGCTCGACGGCGTGGTCTTCTTCGGCGGCAGCAAGCACGAACCGGCGGCCTACAAGTACCCGAACGGCTCGCGCCTGATGGTCGGCGGCCTCGACAAGCCCAGCAAGATTATGAGCCGTGAGTACGACCTGATCTATGTCCAGGAGGCTACCGAGCTGACCGAAGCCGACTGGGAGAGCCTGACCACTCGCCTCCGCAATCACGTCTTGCCCTACCAGCAGCTGCTCGCGGACTGCAACCCGGACGCGCCGACGCACTGGCTCAAACAGCGCGCCGACCGTGGCCAGACCGTCCTGCTGGAGTCGCGCCACGAGGACAATCCGACGCTCTGGGACCGCGCGCAGCAGACGTGGACGACGGTGGGCGCCGCGTACATGGCCATCCTGGACGCGCTGACGGGTGTGCGGAAGGAGCGGCTACGCTATGGCCGCTGGGCCGCCGCCGAGGGCCTCGTCTACGACGGCTGGGACCGCGCCGTGCATCTGATCGACCCCTTCCCCATCCCGGCGGATTGGCCGCGGTACTGGGTCGTGGACTTTGGCTTCACGAATCCCTTCGTGCTGCAGTGGTGGGCGCAAGACCCCGATGGACGCTTGTACCTGTATCGCGAGCTGTATCACACGCACCGCCTGGTCGAGGACCACGCCCGCCAAGCCCTCGCCCTGATCGGGGTGGACCGACGGGGCGATCGGTTCCACTGGGCCCAGGCGACGGAACCACGCCCGCGGGCGGTCATCTCGGACCACGACGCCGAAGACCGCGCCACGTTTGAGCGGCACGTGGGGCTCACGACCACCGCGGCCTACAAGGCCGTCAGCGCGGGCATCCAGGCCGTCGCCGCACGCCTGCGACCGGCCGGCGACGGCAAGCCGCGGCTGTTGGTGTTCCGCAATGCCGTCGTGGAGCGCGATCCGGCGCTGGAGGTCGCGCGCAAACCGATCGGCCTGGCCGAAGAAATGGACGGCTACGTGTGGGATACGAGCGCCAACCGCAAGAAGGGCGAGGAGCCCCTCAAGCGCGACGATCACGCCGAGGACTGTGTGCGGTACCTGGTCGCCTACGTCGACCAGATCGATAAGGAGCCCGCGCGCCCCTTCCGCCCTGCGGTCGGGCCGCCGCGGCCCCTGGCCACGCCGTTTGGCCGCGCGGGGCGCCCCTGATGCCGCCGATCGCGCTGCAGTGCCGCCGCTGTGCCGCGCCGCTGGGCGTCATCGAGAGCGGCCGGCTCTGGCTCGGCGCCGTCTCCGTGCAGCAGCGGACCGCCGTGTACTGCACGCGCTGCGGCGCGCGCTGCGTGTGGGTCCCGCCGGCCCATTGCGCGACCAGCGCGGACCGTGCTACGCTGTCCGAAACGAGCGCCGTGTGCAGGGAGGCGCTGGCCTCTCTCCCGTCTGCGTCGCGGCACGGCCAACGCTGAACGGACCCCACGCCGTTCGCGTGACGAGATAAGCGCGTCACCGTCGAGGTGATGCGCATGGCCCTGGCCGCGCCGCCCACCCCCCGCACAGGCAGCCCCGCCGTGCCGCCGGTCCGCGTCGCGCAGCTGCTGCGCGAGTACGTGCCGGGCGGCGGCTACGCGGCCTATCGGGCGCTCGTGCAGGCCCTGCCCCCCGCCCCCGACGCGCTCGGCGGGACGCAGGCCGATGCCACCTACGAGCGCATGCTGCAGGATGCGCAGGTCGCGGCCTGCCTGGCGATCTTCAAGGCCGCCATCCTCGAAGACGGCGTCCAGCTCACGCCCGCGGTCGAGTCGACCGATCCCGACCACGCGCTGGCCGTGACGATCCGCGACGAAGCCGCGGCGATGCTCGACGCCCTCCAGCTCCCGCTCGACGACGTGCTCTGGGACTTGCTCGACGCCATGGCCTTCGGCCACCGGGTGGCCGAGCAGGTCTACGCCTACGCCCCCGGCCGCGGGGGGCAGCGCCTGCTCCAGCTCACCGCCCTCAAGCCCAAGCCGCGCCAGGCGGTGCATCTGGTGGTCGACGCCTACTTGAACGTCGTGGGGCTGGCCGCGGCCGCGCCGGGGCAGCTCACGGCGCCCACCGGCGGGGGCCTTCGCCCGCAGGATCTGCTGCCGCGCGCGAAGTTCGCTCTGCTCATCTTCCGGCCGCAGCACTCCGACCCGCGCGGCACGAGCCTGCTGCGCCCGGCGTATCTGGCCTGGTGGCGCAAGCAGCAGATCATCCCCGAGTACCTCAAGTACCTGCACCAGCTCGCCACGCCCAGCGTCATCGGCTTCACGCCCGAAGGGGCGCAGGACGAGCCGCAGCGCGACGCCGAGGGGCGCGTGATCGAGGGCGCCTGGATCACGCCCGAGGAGGCCATGACGCAGGCCCTGGCCGCGCTGATGAACGGGACGGTGCTCGGCTTGCCTTACGGCAGCAAGGTGCAGCCGCTGGAGATGCAGGGCAACGGCGAAGCGTTCCTGAAGGCCTTCGCGGAGAGCAACCGCGAGATCACCAAGGCCCTCCTGACCCAGCAGCTCGCGACCGAGGAGGGTGTATACCAGGCCCGCGCGGCCGCCGAAGTCCATGAGGATATCCTTGAGACCCTGGTGCGGCAGGGGAAGAAGAGCGTCCAGCGCATGCTCGCCCGCGACGTGCTGCGGCCCTGGGTGGGCTACAACTGGGGCGCCGCTGCCGCGCGGCTTACCCCGATCCCGTCGCTCGGCGCCACCGAGCAGCGGACGCTGCCCGCGCTCATGAACGCGGTGGCGAACCTGCAGCGGGCCGGCTACTTCCATCCCAGCCAGCTCGCGGCGATCGACACGCAGCTCGGGCTTCCCGTGCGCGACCCCACGTCCGCGGCCGCCGCGCCCGCCGACGCCGCCGAGCCCGCCGAGGAGGCCGCGGCATGAAAGCGTG